GCATTCGTGTATGACCTGGATGAAACGCTGGCACATTATAGTCTGCGTTCTGAGATCTCTGCTAAGATCGGTCATGCTCTGGCCGAAGCTTATGACAAGAAGATCTTCCGTATCATCGCTAAAGCTGCCCGTCAAGCTCACCCTATCACTGCTGCTCCTGGTCCTGAGCCTGGTGGTTCCATCATCAAGCTTGGTGCTGGTAATGCCTACAGTGCTCAGCACATCGTAGATGCCTTCTTTGAAGCAGCTGCTATTCTCGATGAGAAGAACCTGCCTAAGCAAGGTCGTACCGCTGTGCTGTCTCCTCGTCAGTACTACGCACTTGTGTCGCAAGTCGATACAAACATCCTGAACCGTGAATTCGGTAACACTCAGGGCAACCTGAACAGTGGTGAAGGCCTGTATGAGATCGCTGGTATCTCCATCAAGAAGTCCAACAACCTGCCCTTCCTGGCTGGTAACGTGGCTCGTGTTGATGGTGAGAACAACGACTACAGCGGTGACTTCTCTGCTCACTGTGGTCTGATCTACCAGAAGGATGCTGCTGGTGTGGTTGAAGCTATTGGTCCTCAAGTGCAAACGACTGGTTCTGATGTACACACTCTGTATCAGGGTGATGTGATCGTTGGTCGTCTTGCTATGGGCTGTGGCACCCTGAACCCTGCTGCTGCTATTGAACTGCAGGCTGCCTGATCATGGCTAAGCCAAATTATCGTAACTTCGATGATGCGGCTCTAAGGGGAATTGCTCAGGCTCTTGGTCTGACTCTTCCCCCGAAGACCACTCACGAAGAGTTGGCTGATATGATTAGTGCTGCAGAAGTACGGCTAGGTGAAGCTCAATTCCAATCACTTATTGCTCCTCTAATGGCTACTTCTCCACAACCCTCTGTAGCACCTAAGGCTAATGTACTGCCAGGTGCAGGGGTAAAGGAAGTCACATTCCCTCGTCGTAATACCGATGCAGGCCGTGCTTCCTACTCTATCAAGAGTGAAACCAATGATCCTCGGGCTTATGTTGAGTCCCCTGGTCATGTGCCTACACCGTAACTTATAGGTAACCTACTATGGCTGCTAATCTCTCTACTGAGAAAGGTACCACTGCTGCACCTTCTGGTGTGTGCGGTACCGCTATTCGTCAATCGGTTGCTCGCACCCGTCGTGCCTTTGGTGGCACTGCTGTGGCTGCTAGCACCGTGACTTCTACTACTGCTGGACTTCGTAACTACAAAGGTTCGGTAGAGTGCAACATTCCTGCTATCTAAGTATAGCAATACTGGGGAGTCCTTAACTGGGCTCCTTTTTTTTACTCACACTATAACATTACTGTTATGCCGTTTCCTACAACTAACGCCAAGTACGAATTAGCTGCCGTCAATGAGATCCTGGCGTCCGTAGGACAGGCGCCTGTAACCACCCTAGATCAAACCAACCCGGACGTTGCGATTGCTGCTGAGACTCTTACTCAGGTCTCACGGGAGGTGCAGGCAGAAGGCTGGACCTTTAACCGTGAGTATGACTATCCCTTCAAACCAGATACTGATAAGTTCATTCGTATCCCTGAGAACATCTTACAGATTGACCTAACAGATGAATACAGGCATTACGATGCTGTCCGTAGAGACGGTCGCTTGTATGACCGCACACGACATACATACGAATGGGAAGATGAAATCCTTCGTTGTGATGTCTTGTGGTTGTTTGATTGGGTAGATCTTCCTAAACCTATTCAAGATTACATCCTAGCTAGGGCATCAGCTATTGTCTCTACAAGAATTGTTGGTGATGGTCAACAGTTCCAAATGCTTCAACAGAAGGAAGCTTATACTCGTGCCTTTGCTTTGGAGTATGACTGTAACCAAGGAGACTATACATTCTTTGGTCATCCAAGGGGAGGTAATTTCTACAATAGCTATCAGCCGTACCATACACTATCTCGCTAATGGCTTCAGTAACTCAACGTGTACCAAGCTATCTGGGAGGTGTTTCCAGACAGCCTGATGTAATGAAAAAACCTGGGCAGGTAAGAGAAGCTATTAACGCTTACCCTGACCCTACATTTGGATTAATCAAACGATCAGGAACCCGCTTCACTAAGGAGCTAGGAGATTCAACTGACTATAAGGATGCCTTTTGGTTCTCTATCTTTAGGGATAACAAGGAAGGTTATGTCGGTTGTATCAAAGGTAGTAACATTAACATCTGGAATGTAGATGGTACAGTTGCTACGGTAACCTATGAAGGTGGTTCTCAAGCTTACCTATCTGGTACTAGCCAACGGGATTACCAAGTCCTTTCTGTTCAAGACCTTAGTCTTGTCACTAACAAAAGGGTTACCGTTAAGACCTTACCTGCTAGTACTCCTACTACTGGTTATAGAGCAACACTGCGTGTGCTACTTGCAGCATACAGAACCAAGTATGAAGTAACCATCAACGGTACCAGTAAGTCGTGGATTACCCGTAACACTGATACTGGTGTTGGAGCTGCTGATACACCTAAAGAAGAGGTGACTGTTAATGAGATCCTTGATAAGTATGTCTCAGAGATCAACGCTATGTTGGTTCCTGGTCTTACTGTTACTAGGCTCAAAGATAGTTTGGAGTTATACTCTGATACCTTCTTTACGATTACCAGTAACTCTGGTGCTGATAACCTAGCTGTTCAGGTCTTCACTAAAGAAGTACAGAACCTAACTGAACTACCAAAGGAATCAATCCATCACCGTCAAGTAACTGTGCTCAATACAGCTACTGATGACTCTACCTACTACCTACAATTTGTAGCAGAAGATGGAGTCAAAGGTAGAGGCTATTGGGAGGAAGCACTAAAGCCTGGTATTTCTAGTGGCTTAGACCCCTCTACAATGCCCCATGAGCTTAAGAACACAGCTCTCAATACATTCGTATTCAGGACACTAGCGAAGGACCCTACAGCCCCTGAGAAGTTCTACTGGGAGCCAAGGTTAGTTGGTGATGATAAGACGAATAGTCATCCAAGTTTTGTTGGTTCTACTATTCAGCAATCATTCTTCTATAACAATCGACTTGGATTCCTAACTGGGGATAATGTGTCGATGAGTCAGGTGAATGAATTCTTCAACTTCTATCACATGACAGCTCTAACACAAACAGCAGCTGATCCTATTGATCTCAGCTGTTCAAGTGTTAAACCAGCAGTATTACATGCTGTGCTACCTGCTGCACAGGGTTTGGTTCTATTCAGTAACTCACAGCAGTTCCTGATGACCTCCTCTAGTGGTGTGTTCTCTCCTGGTAATACGGTGATTAAAACCATTGGTACCTATGAGATGGACGACTATGTGGATCCTGTTGACATGGGTACATCATTTGTCTTCATCAGTAAGAACCCTAACTTCACTCGTGTGTTTGAGATGATCACTCGTGGTGAAGAACAGAACCCAATCATTACTGACATTGGTCGTATTGTTGGTGACTGGATTCCAGCTGGTGTTGATCAACTTATTGCTAGTCCACAGAATAGCTTCTTTACTCTTGCCTCACAAGCTAAAGATACACTCTACATGCTTCGCTCCTATGCAGAAGGTGAAGATGTCATCATTAGTGGTTGGGTAAAGTGGAGGCTACCTGGCAACATTCAATACCATGTAGTTGATAGAGATACTGTCTACTTCATGACTGATGTATCTGGTAAGTTTGTCTTATCATCTGCTAACCTAAACCAAGTCACAACTGACGAAGTACTTATCTCTCCTAAAGGTGAACGAGTTGACCCTCGTCTTGACCTATGGCAACTTGCTAGGGACATTACCTTTGATAAGAGCACTAATACCAGTCGTCTTTATGTGGACCATGCTCACTACAGTAGCTTACAACCTGTTATCATTACAGTGGAACAAGTAGCCGCTACTTATTCTGGTAAGACTAATGCTGGTAGCTTCTACAAACCAATTCGACAAGGTAGTGATGCCAAAGGTTCCTACTTTGAAATTGACCGAGTAGATCTTACACAATACTCTAAGATTGCACTTGGATACATCTATGATTTTGAAATTGAACTACCTACTCAATACTATACCTTAAATGCAGAAGGTGGTGCTGACTATTCAGCTTCACTGACTATTGCTAGGTATCGGTTTGCTGTTGGTCTTAATGGTGAGATGATCTTCCAAGTTAAGGCTATGGGTAGAGAAGAATGGGAAGATAGACAACCTGTTATTGATGCTAACTACTACATTGCTGGAGCCAGCCCGATGGTCGATCAAAAGATACTAACCATACCTATTCATCAAAAATCAACACATCACTCCGTAAGGCTGGTATCTGATTCACCTTATCCTACCTCACTAATTTCTATGGTCTGGGAAGGTCTATACTCGCCTCGTTTCTATCAGAGGAATTAATATGATTGAATCAATTATTAGTGCAGGTATAGGTATTGCTGGTTCCATTAGTGGAGCCAATGCCCAGAATGCTGCAATGAAGCGACAGTATGAGTATGACTTAAAGTCATGGCAATACCGTAAGCGTTCAATGCGGAAGGACTATAGACACCAGAAGCGTGGTGTTAATATAGCCCGTAGGAATGAGGAAGCACTAGCTTCTTGGAAAGACCAGACCAACCTACAGGACTGGCAACATGCTCTAAAGATTCAGGACTATGAATACCGCTCACAGATGCGGCAATTCCAGAAGTCTGAACAGATCTATGCCCAACAGAGAAGCTTCAATGAGATGGCAGCTAATGCTGCTAAAGAAGCAGAGAACCGTCGTCTTCAAGATGCAGTCTCTGAATTGAACTTCCAATGGCAAGATACTCTTGTTCAGGCTATGGAAGCTGAAGGTGAGGCAAGAGCATCAGGAGCTGCAGGTCGTAGTGCAGCAAAGAAAGGTCAAGCATTAGAGGCATCACTTGGTCGTAATCAAGCAGTACTTGCTGCTTCCCTGTTAAGTGCAGAGAAGGATGTTGATGCTGCTATGAGAAAGATTGCAGCTGATAAGTATGGTGCTGATATTGCGGCACAAGCTGCTCGTATGCTTAAGCCTGAAAGGCTACCGTCACCACCTAAACCACTTACAACCCCACGAGCTATCTTCCAGAACCCCCGTAGACCTAGGAAGTTTGACTTCGGTCCTAAACCGATTAAAGGTGCTGCTGCTTCCCCATGGGGAGGTATTGCAGATGCTGCTGCAGGTGTAATTGGTGGTATTGCAAGTGGAGCATTCACTGGTGGAGGAGGAGGTAGTAAATACGGCACTGACTATGATTTCAGTTACAACTTCGGAGTTAATGGTCGCTAACTAAATGGCACAAGTCAACTACAAAGGGTACGCCCGTAGTGTTGGCTTTGATCCGATTAAAGCAGGCTACGGTGCTATTGACCGTATGCAAGAACATGATTCCCGTGTCATACGTGGTATGGAGAATCAACGTGATGCTGAACGTCGGAACAGAGACCAATACGCACAAGGATTAGATCGTAAGTTCTCATTAGAACAAGACAATCGCAACAGTAATTATCGTCTCAAGCAATCGTATCGAGAGAACCGTCAACGGTCTCTGGATGTTAATGCTCAAAGGGAGCG